TTAAAATACTTTTTCGAGTAAATCGGTAGTTATCGCTTCCATTGATGATGTTACATGGCTATATGTATTCATCGTTTCCTCGAATGTGGAATGACCTAACCGGGTTTGAATGACCTTAAAATGTACGCCGGCTTCAATTAATAGTGTAGCATGAGTATGACGCGTACAATGCATCGTGAAACCTTCAACACCAATGGCAAGGGAATATTTACGGGCTAGTTTAGTCGGTTCATCTGGATTACGTGGATTACCTTTTCGACCGGGGAATACTAAGTCATTATTTATCCAATGAAAGCACTTTAACCGTCGTTTATCCACCACGGCTTTATGTGACTTCAACATAGCCATAGTGGTACTATCAATACTAATTGTACGTTTTGAGGTGGCGTTTTTAGTCGTTTGCGATATAACCGCGTGACCGCCTACTTTCAAGCCGGTTTGGTTTACGCTGATAGTCGAGTTTTTAAAGTTTATATCACTCCACCGTAAACCGAGTAGCTCCGACCGCCGAAGACCACTAGCGAAAGCCAATTTAAAGAACATTTTGTGTTCCGAATTAGTGATACCATTTAAGAACTCGGTAATTTGTTCAGCCGTTAACGTGACCATTTCACGTGTTGGCTGCTTCTTTGGTGGTTTAATCTTACTCATAGGGTTTTTAGCTAGTATCTCATCATCAACAGCCATACTGAATATAGACTTTAACAAAGTATGCACATATTCGACCGTTCGAGCGGATAAGTCTTTATTACTAAGCTCTACTATAAAATTTCGTAAACCTGTAATTGTGAATTCAACCAATTTAAAATTACCTAAAGGTGGTATTATATATCGTTCAATATATGACGTATAACTCTCATACGTTGACGCGGCTATAGTAGGCTTTTTCGCAATGCACCACTGTTTATACCACGCATTAAGAGTTATCGTATCATCAAAATTAACCGCGACTTTATTAGTCGCCAAAAATTTATCGCGTGCAGCATTGGCGGAACTTTGTGTTTTAGCGTAAAAATATTTACGTACACCGTTTACTTGTGCAGTGGCAACACAACGACCGTCAGCACGTTTTTTTATTTTAGCCATAAAATCACTCTCCAAAAATTAATTGGAGCGTGCTATAATAATTGTGTAGGTTGGCACGCTCTCGTAGCTTGCTAGTTACCGCCTTGCTCCAACAGGGCGGTAATTTTTTATTTTTTCTTGTTATCATCGTTGTCAGTATCAACATTGATAATCACATTTTGAGCTTTCCACGCATTAACAGCGTCGCTAACGTTAGAATCACGCAATGCGTCCATTTCTTCCGGTGTCATAATGATTTTCTGTGTAGGGATAATGACTTCACGTCCCGGCGCGAAGTGTTCGCTGTAAGAATAGCCATCATCAGGATCCCATTGATTGATAGTGGTACCGCCGTCAAAATGGCGTATGACTTGCGTTTGTAATTCGGCTGAAGCGGTAGAAGTCAATAATACCAATCCAGCGGCCATAACAAATAACTTTTTCATGCTTGTTTACCTCCTTGAAAACACGTGATATAATACAAATAGCTCTTGTGCGTTTCCAAGCGTACAATTTGACCTCTAAACTTCGGTTTAGGGGTCTTTTTTTTGTTTGTAAGTAGACAAAGTAGGCACTAAACAGACACTAAGTAGGCGGTCATAAACCTAGAGTTTATAAGGCTTTATTAGTATTTTGTCTGTTTGTCTGCTTTAAAGGTTAACTTCTTTAATGATTTAAAACTACCTGTTACAGGTATAAGTACATATATAAAATAATATATAAATAATAGATAGTAAACAGACACTTTCGCTGAAAACCCTTATACTATAAGGCTTCGAAGGTGTCTGTTTGGTGTCTGTTTACTGTCTACTTAGTGTCTTGTTACTTCATAATTCGCCGTAATTCTACCACTTTTCCTAAAATTCTAACTTCGCCCGGATGCTTATATGTCATTGGCTGATATGACGAATTAAGCGGTTGTAATGTGATTGAGTGTTCACCTTTATAAACACGCTTCAACGTTACATCATACCCGTTTACATAACAAGCGCAATCATCACCGTTCTCGCAATCCGGTTGGATATGAATAATAACTATATCGCCGTCTTCGTAACGGGGGAACATGCTATCACCTTTCACTCGTAAGGCTATATATTCATTGCCGCCCTTAACCCAAGATGTAGGAATTGTTACTGTATCTTCAATATCTTGTACCGCTTCAATCGGTACACCGGCTGGAATTGATCCATAAACGTTTATACTCGTTACACCACTTTCATAATCTCTAACTTCTTTAGCTAATGCTCTTAATTTAGCTTCACCAATTTCTTTGTCTAAATTATCCCAAAAGTTTACGTATTCGTCGGCTTCACCGAGTAAATAATCAGTGCTAACTTTGAAAAAATTGGATAATGTTTTTAATTGCTCCACGCTAGGAATTCGTGAACCGGCTTCATAATGTGCGATTGTACTAATCGGTATACCGGTTATATCACTCAATTCTTTTTGGGTTAACTTTTTTGACCGCCGTAAATTTTTTAAATTTTCTGAAAAGTTGCTCATTGCTATCACCTCCTTTCTTACTTATATTATATAACTAAATATTGCACATTGCAATAAAATATTACAAATTGCAATAAAAATTTTCTTGACAATTATTGCATAGTGTAATAATATGTAAGCATAGATTATTACATAGAGCAATAATGAAAGGTGGTGAATAAGATGAGTAAACTCAAAGAGTGCCGTATTTTAGCCGGTTTTACACAGGAACAAGTTGGTAAAATTCTTGATATTAGTCAAGAGGTCATTTCGCAATATGAAAACGGTGGAAGAAAGCTAACTCTTGAGTTAGCCGGAAAGTTTGCGAAATTGTATGGCGTTAGCGTCGATACTTTTTTGCCATAAATTATTACATAGAGCAAGAAAAGAGGTGAAATTTATGAAAAATGAAATACCGGTATGGAGAAAAATATTGATTAGCGTTGATGAAGCCGCCGCATTAGCTGGCGTTGGTCGTCGTCAGATTAATATATGGCGGTTAGATTTTGACTTTCCTTCATTCCGTGCCGGTGAAGGTGAACGCGGTAATTGCAAAATTAACCGTGTGATGTTTGAACGATGGCTCGAAAAGAGAACTGAAATGAGGGTAGGTGAAAGATGATGAAAGAATTAATGCAGACTACACTTTGCATTGCCGGTAGCATCACGGCGATAAGCGGAATGGCCGCACTCGATAGTGATTTCATAACACTAGGTGAATTTATCGCACTTGAAGGTGCCGGTTTATTATCAATAGCAGCTGCTATCGCGTTTGAAGAAACGCCAAAACAGGAAGAACCAATTAAACCGGTGAAGCGTGCGTACAACTGGTATCACAACCATCCGGAATGGTTAGACACTTATAAATAGTACGTTTGGAAATACACATGAGCGAAATAAAACTATTACCACATCAACAAGATGTGATGGAAAAGACAAAAGAATATAAACGCGTCGCCTATTACCTTGATATGGGGCTTGGTAAAACATTCGTCGGTAGTGAAAAGATGAACGCTATTAATAATCCGTATAACTTGGTGGTGTGTCAAAAATCAAAAATTGAAGATTGGATTGAACATTTTAAAATGTACTACCCAAAATATGATGTGATTGATGGACGAAAAACGAAAAATTTACCCGAACAAACGCCGTCAGTAGTCGTTGTAAATTATGACTTAACGTTCCGGAAACGATGGCAAAAGTGGCTTGCATTCTTTAACAGCGTACAATTTACGCTAATGCTTGATGAATCAAGCATGGTGAAGAATGAGAAAGCTACACGGTCTAAAACTATGATGTCATTAGAACCGGACGCCGTTATTCTGTTAAGCGGTACGCCTACCGGTGGCAAGTATGAGGAATTATATTCTCAAATGTACTTATTAGGTTGGCGAATTGATAAGAATACATACTATGACAACTATATGTTGTGGCGATGGGCTGATTTTGGCGGTTTTAAATTCAAGCAAGTTTACGGTTACCGGAATGTTGACCGGCTTAAACGTAAGTTACGCGAACATGGAGCCGTATTTATGAAAACTGATGAAGTAATTGATTTACCGAAGCAGAACTTCATAAAAGTTAGTATTCCGACAATCCCGGAATACAAAGAATTCATGAAAGAATCGGTTGTAATTATTCAAGTCGATGATGAGAATATCGATTTAGTCGGTGACAATCCACTGACTAAGCTGCTGAACGCTCGCCAGTTGTGCGGTCAATATAATAAGACTAAATTTCAAGCCTTTGAAGACTTAATCAACAGCACGAATGACCGTTTAATCGTATTCTATAACTTCACAATGGAGCTGGAACAGATGCTTAAACGGTTAGATGGTAGGCCGTATAGTGTGGTGAACGGTTCCGTTAAGGACTTGAATAGCTACACCAATACCTATAATTCAATAACCTTTGTACAGTACCAAACTGGAGCAATGGGCTTAAACCTTCAAAAGGCTAATAAAATCGTATATTTCACACCGCCATTGAGCAGTGAATTATATGAGCAGTCGAAGAAACGAATACATCGCATAGGTCAAGAAAAGCCGTGCTATTACTACCAACTCATATGTAAAGGCTCGGTAGAAGAACGCATATATAAGGCGTTAGCGATGAGAAAGGACTACACAGATGAATTATTTAGAGAGGATTTTAATTGAACGTGGTCATGACAGTGATACGGTGTATTGGTTATGCACTCACCTATGGCAACGTATTGAACATTTTGAATCAGTCCTTGAAACGGAAATATTAAATTATGACGATTGCGATGAAGATGATGAAGTAAACGTTGATGTTTACGGAAAATTGGAAAACATCGTGACTGAACTTGAAGAATTAAAAGAAGCGTTTATAGAAGATGTGGAGGATTTACCATATGCTGAATAACAAAGAACTTCAATTATTTGAAGAAAAGAACCTAGCGGTATTCAAAGAAATGGCCGCGATCACAGCACAGAAAAAAGAGCTGGAAAAGACGGAAAAGAAATTGAAAGAAGAACTATTAGAGCAGTTTGAAAAGTATGGAATTAAAAAGTTAAACAATGACTATATCACTATTACATACGTCAAAGGTTCGGAAACTAAGACGCTTGATGTGGATGAGTTTAAAGAATTAGAGCCTGATAATTACTATTACCTTTTAAAAGATTTTCATAAAAAAGTGTTCGACGTTGACCAATTAAAAGCTATGGAACCGGAACTATATGATGAGTTATTTGAGGATTATCCGAAAGTCTCTAAGCGTAAAAGCTATTTAAAATTCGAGTTACCGAAGGGTAAATAATATGGCCGAAGAAAAGAACTTTGAAAACAAAATCAAACATTACCTTGATGAAATAGGAGCGTGGCACGTTAAGTATCACGGTAACGCGTTCAGTGCTAACGGAACGCCTGACCTGTTGATATGTTTGAACGGTGTATTCATGGCGGTTGAGGTTAAAGCTACACGCGGACGGCCTACTAAATTACAACAATATAAAATCAATTTAATTAATAAGGCCGGCGGTGTGGCTATGGTGCTTTACCCGAAGGACTTTAACAATTTCAAAAAACTATGTGAGGCGGTGTTAAATTGCAATATTCATACTCAAGAGTGGACTGTTTTAAAAGCTGTCCTTTCAAATATAAATTGCGATACGTCGACCGATTAAAGGTGTTACAAGATTATGAACCTAACAATCCACTATTAATCGGTACAATGCTTCATAACGCCGTTGAAGTTGGTATTGAGAAAGCTGAATATAAATACTTCAAAAACTATCCAATTATCAATGATTATCATATCGATGAAGTGATTAAAGTTGAAGCAATGAGTAATAAGGTACGCAAGATATTAACTGATAGAAAAGTCGCGTTTGAATATAAGTTAAATACAAGTGATTTTATCGGTTACATTGATTGCGTTGAAATGCTAAAAGACGGCACGTTCGCACTATATGACTTCAAATATAGTAACAATGTATCTAATTATGATAAATCGGCTCAAATTCACTTGTATAAATACTTTTTTGAACAGCAAACCGGCGAAAAAGTATCAAAACTAGCGTATATCATGGTACCGAAATTATCGACGCAGCGAAAATTTAATGATGATGCGCAAGCGTTCCGGCGTGATTTAAAACGAGAATTAGCCCGAAAAGAAGCATTCATTCATCGAGTAACGTATTCATCAAACAAAGTTATTACATGGCTGCTTGATTTAAAACGATGCATGGAAGCTACTGAATATCCAAAAAATGAAACAAGACTATGTTATTACTGTGATTATTATGATTACTGTCAGAAAGGAATTGATTTCAATGTTATTACCAAAAAATGAACGAAGAACAATCAATGCAATTACGAAAAAAACACTATGGTTATACGGTGCGCCATTCAGTGGTAAAACCACGCTGGCGAATAAATTTCCGGATCCGCTAATGCTTAACACAGACGGCAATATCAAATTTGTTGACGCTCCATTTATCGCAATTAAGAACGTGGTTGAGGTTGAAGGCCGTATTACAAAAACCACCTTAGCATGGGAAGTTTTCAAAGATGTCATTAGCGAACTTGAAAAGAAACAAAACGACTTCAAAACAATCGTTGTTGACCTCTTAGAAGACTTGTATGAACATTGCCGATTATATATGTACGAAAAACTGGGAATTAGCCATGAAAGCGACGATTCATTCCGTGCATGGGATAAAGTGCGGACGGAATTTCTCTCTACACTCAAACGGCTGATGAACCTTGACTATGACAACATCATTCTTATCAGTCATGAAGATATGAGCCGTGACATTACGAAAAAAGCCGGCGAAAAAATTACCTCTATTAAACCGAATATTGCTGATAAGTTAGCGAATAAAATTGCCGGCATGGTTGACTTGGTGGCTCGTGTTGTTGCCGAAGATAACGCTCGTACACTCTCTATTAAGCCGTCAGACGTTGTTTTTGGTGGTGGTCGATTGAGTGTATCGGAAACAGAAATTCCGCTCGAATATGACGCATTAATGGCGATTTATAAAGATGTCAATGAAAGTGCATCGGTTACGGAACCAGTTGAAGAAGAAAAACCAAAAGAAGATACGATTACACGGTTAAAACGTGAAGCGAAGGAGGAACGCGCCGCACGTGATGAAGAAGAACCGGAAACAATCGAAGTTAAAGCTGAACCGGTTGAAGAAGAAAAACCGGTACGCCGTACTCGTCGCGTGAGAAAGAGTGAAGAATAATGAAATTCAAAATTAGAGGTACGGCAATGATGCAGTTTGAAGGGGCCATAGAAACGCCGTATACAACCAAAGAACAAGTAGAAAATTTACAACGATGGATTGAACTTGGCTCATATCCATTAAATGAAATCATTGAACACATGAAAATTTATAACGTTAAAGTACAAAGTATTAAACAAGAAAAGGAGTAACACTATGAACTGGGAAGAATTTGACAAAAAAGTTGATTTAAAAGGGTTAAACGATGAAATTGAAAACGCTAAAACTGGCGGTGGCACATTTGAACGTGTTCCGGATGATACCTATGAAGTTATGGTAAAAAGCATGGAACTAAAACAAAGTAAAAAAGGCGATCCGATGCTATCAATCCAATTTAAAATTCTAACGGGTAAGTACAAAAATCGCTTGATTTTCTACAATCAAATTATCACACAGGGCTTTCAAATTCACATTGCCAATGAATTATTACGCAGCCTTGATGCAGGCGTTAACGTTGAATTTGCAAGTTTTAGCCAATATAACGACATGATTATGGATATTAAAGAAGCCATTGACGAACAGCAATTAGAATATGCATTGAACTATAGTCAGAATGACAAGGGCTTCGATGTGTTCAAAATTGAAGAAGTGTTTTCTAATAAGTAGTTTGTAACTGAATACCACCGCCTACACTGGGCGGTGGTACTTTTATAAGATGAGGTGAAATGATGCTTGTATACGACTTTGAAGTTTTCAAACATGACTGGTTAGTTGTTATGTTAGATTTAACAACTAAAAAAGAAACAGTCATTATAAACGACACCGACGCTCTGCAAGCGATGTATAACAATAACAGGCACGATATATGGATTGGCTTTAATAATAAAGGGTATGACCAATACATACTCAAGGGTATATTAGCCGGTTTTAACCCGAAACAGATAAATGATTACATCATTGTATTAGGTGAACCGGGCTGGAAATTCAGTAACTTATTGCGTCAATTTCCTATGAATAACTATGACGTATTCAACCGTGGATTAGACAAAGGCTTGAAAGTGTTTGAGGGGTTCATGGGTAACGATATTAACGAATCATCGGTACCATTCGACCTTGACCGCAAACTCACCGAAGAAGAAATTCAAGAAACGGTTAATTATTGCCGTCATGACGTGGAGAATACAACACAGTTATTCATGGAGCGTTATTCAGACTTTGAAGCACATATGGGTTTACTTAAATACTATGCAAACGGTGAACCGCTTGATTTGAGCCTGTTGAGTAAAACGAAGGTTCAATTATCCGCCGTTATTTTGGGCGCATCGTTAAATAGCTATGACGATGAATTCGATATCGATTTTCCACCTACACTAAAAATCGATAAATACACCGCCGTTTTGGACTTTTACCGGAACACCGAAAATCGTGATTATAGTAAAAAACTTGAAATCATGGTGGCGGGAGTCCCTCATGTGTTCGGCTGGGGTGGCTTGCATGGTGCCATTGATAAATACCACGGCGAAGGGTACTTCTTGAATATGGACGTTGCTAGTTTGTATCCTTCATTAATGATTAGATATAACCTCGGTAGTCGTTCTATGCACGATCCAAAACGTTATGAAGATATTTATCACAGACGACTTAAATATAAGAAGGAAAAGAACCCCTTACAGGCTCCATTAAAAATCGTACTGAACGGTACCTATGGAGCGATGAAGGATAAATTCAATCCCTTATATGACCCTCGTCAAGCGAACCGAGTATGCATTTATGGACAAACGCTATTACTCGATTTGATTGAAAAGCTGGAACCACATTGTGACATCATTCAATCAAATACGGATGGTGTATTGGTTAAAATGCGTCGATATGAGGACTTTGACCTCATTGACGATATAGCTTACGAATGGGAACAGCGAACCGGCTTACAGCTCGAATTTGACGAATATAAACGGGTATTTCAAAAAGACGTAAATAATTACATCATCGTTGACCATGAAGGTGGTTATAAGTCAAAAGGTGCGTACGTTAAAAAGCTATCAAACATTGATAATGATTTGGCAATAGTAAATACCGCCTTAATTAATTATTTCGTGCATAATATCCCCGTTGAACAGACTGTTAAAGGCTGCAACGACTTAAAGCAATTTCAAATGATAGCTAGAGCCAGCAGTAAATACAAGTGCTTAATGTACGGCGATGAGGTATTACCGGTGCGGACGGCTAGAGTGTTCGCTACACGTGAGGGTAAAGGCTTATTTAAAGTGAGTAACCGGACGAATAAGCCCGAAAAGGTATCGAATACGCCTGTATCCTGTTACATATTTAATGAAAGCGTGAACGGACAAGGTATACCGGAATGGCTTGACCACTCATGGTACATCGAATTAGCCAATAAGCGTATTAAGGATTTTGGAGGATAAGATGTTATACAAAGGTTATATCAAAACAAGAAATAAGAGAGCTGCGGAGCCGTTCAAAAACGTCGATACCTTCAAAACATACGATGAGGTGCAACAGTATGACGAATTCGCCGGTATACTCGCCGAAGATACGATTTTGATTGATATTGACAATAAAGCACAGTCCGATGATTTGATGAATATTGTGCAGGCGTTACAGCTTAAATGTCGAGTGTATGAGACTACACGAGGACGCCATTTTCTATTTAAAAATTCAAACGTGGACAAATGCTCCACTAAAAGCACGTTGGCTATTGGCTTATTGGCTGATATTAAAATCGGCTCAAAGGCAAGTTATGAAGTGCTGAAGTATGAAGGCGTGGAACGTGAAAAGTCATACGATACAGGCGATTATGAATCGTTGCCGGTGTGGTTATTACCGATTAAAGGTGGTAAGAAATTTGATGATTTAGTAGAGGGTGACGGGCGGAATCAAGCGTTCTTCAATTACATTCTGACGTTACAAAGTGCCAGTTTAGGGATTGAAGATATAAGGACTTGTATTCGCTTAATTAATCGGTATGTACTGAAAGAACCGCTATCTGATGAGGAATTAGAAGTTATTCTTCGTGACGATGCATTCAAGAAAGAATCGTTCTATACCGGTCGCACATTTAACTTTGATGTGTTCGCTACATTCTTAAAGAATACCTATCGTATTATCAGAATTGACGGACAGCTCCACTACTACAAGGACGGTATTTACATTAAGGGTATGAGAGAACTTGAACATTTGATGATTAAGCACATTCCAAACCTTAACCAAGCGAAACGACGGGAAGTATTGGCGTATTTAGACGCTTTAATTCTTGATAATACGCCAATGGCTCCAGCTCATTTGATAGCGTTCCGGAACGGCATATTAAACGTGGGAACTATGGAATTACTCGAATATTCACCGTCGGTTGTATTAGTAAATAAAATTGACTGGGACTATAACCCGAACGCCTATGACGAGTTAGTGGATAAAACACTCGATAAAATCAGTTGTAACAACAAAGAAATTAGAGCCAATCTCGAAGAAACCGTCGGTTATTGCTTATTTAGACGTAACGAATTAGGCAAGGCGGTTATATTAACCGGTGAGGGGAGCAACGGGAAGTCTACATACTTGCGTATGGTTCAAACGGTTTTGGGTGATGATAATACATCATCACTTGATTTACGGAAAATCGGCGATAGATTTTCAACGGTTATGTTATATCAAAAATTAGCTAATATCGGTGACGACATTAGCGGTGAATACATTCCGGATACGGCTGATTTTAGAAAAGTCGTAACTGGTGACAAGATAGCAGCCGAACAGAAAGGTCAACCGAAGTTTGACTTTTACCCGTATTGTAAGTTGATATTCTCCAGTAATAACATTCCACGATTAGGTAAAGGATGCGACTTTTCAGCGGTTAAACGTCGGTTAATTATTATTCCGTTTAACGCTAAATTTAGTAAAGACGACCCCGATTTCGTTCCATATATTATTGATGAATTAAAAGCACAGACCGCCATTGAATATTTCATAGTATTAGCTATTGAAGGATTAAAACGCGTATTAGCTAATAAGGCGTTCACCGTCAACGTGATAGGTGAAGAAGAATTATCAACGTATGAAAGTATTGTTGACCCTATGACGGGCTTCTTACAAGACCACGAAAAGGGAGATTTTATTAATCAGTCAAGTAATGACGTATACCGTATGTACGAATTGTATTGTGCTGACAATAAACTTACGGCCATGGGTCAACGAATGTTTATTAAGCAGCTATGTAATAAATTAAATCTTAAATCAAGACAACAACGAGTTAATGGTAAAAAGGTACAGGTGATTATAAATGAAGATTAAAATTAAACGATTACGGGACAACGTGAAACTACCTACATACGGTACGGAAGGAGCGGCTGCGTTCGATTTTTACGCTCCGACTGAACGAATTATTGAAGGGATTTCATTCCGACATAAAATTCCGTTAGGCATTGCCGTTGAAATTCCGCCGGGCTATGCAATGTTTATTGTGCCGCGGAGCAGTACCGGACTTAAAACAGCATTGCGACAATCTAATTCTATCGGTGTTATCGATTCCGATTACCGGGGGGGGGAATTGCACTAATTCTCGATAATATGGACTTAGGTAATGAAACAATAAAAGCTGGTGAACGTATCGCACAGGGCTTTATTATTCCAATTCCGACGGTTGAATTTGAAGAAGTGGACGAATTAAGCGAAACAGTCCGTGGCGAAGGTGGCTTCGGGAGTACGGGGGTTTAAGTATGCAATACATAGTATATGGTCAACTTCTATTAATTGTACTCAAGCTATTAGGGGTATTGTCTTTCGGGTGGTTGATTATTTTAACTCCATTTTGGGCGTTATTATTACTTTTTGTATTATTGGTTACGGTTGAAACGTTATTTGGGGGTTATTGATTATGTTTAAAACAATTTTAAAGTACTACACAAAGGGCAGCGATGTTAGAAATAGATTTTATGCAATGAAGGTTAACGGGTTCGCTTATTTTGGTATGTAATGTGGTATTTTTCGTATTCCCGAAGAAAAGAATATTTTTGATACCGAAGCAATGATGAAAACACTGAACGTTGACCATGTTCCAGTAGCGTTAGTAAAGTATTTTGACGTACCAAAAGCGAACGATTTAATCGGTGTGACTGATACAGGTATTACACGCGAAATGTACCCGAATGAAAAGCGTTCACTAAAAGTACGGGAATTTAAAGACATTAACGGTGGTATTTGGTATGTGAATGACGTTTATTATAAAGACTTCTTAAAGCCGTTCTTATATTTTCGTGTACATGATCGTAAAATTTACGCTTATGACGAAAATCATGTACCGTTAACCGTTGTTTGTACGATTAAACCGAAAGAGGATAAATAATGAGTGCGTATAAAATAGCTATGGCGGGATCCAATAAAGTTTATAATCGAAAGCCCGAAATACTCAAATAATTAAGGTTATACGTTAAACATGAAAAAGGAACTGAAATAGCTTCATTAATTTTCATTAGTAAAATAACTAATTTAGTAGTTATAAGTTATGGTGGTGATAATTTTAGAGTGGCTGAAAAGGATGAAATTCTTAAATTTTTTAAATATGAGGTGAAATAAATTATGGTAACATTCACAATTAATGTATCGTTCAATTTAGATAAAGAATATTTCGATATTGATAAATTCGCGAATGATTTTAGAAAATATATTAGTGATTTATATTGTATGAAAGGGGATGATGTACTAGTAAACGCGTCAATAGCAAATAATGAAACGTGTATAGTACTGAAAAATAAAGAGCTAATAGATGAGTTGAAACTTGAAGAAATTAGAAAAGCAATTCAAAACTCAAAGAGTGAAATCAAAGTGTTAGACGATAGTAACGATGCAGTAAACAGTCCGAACCATTATAAATTACCGGGGCTTAACGTTGAGGTTATTGACGTTTTGAAAGCTGGTGCTACACCGGAAGAATATAAGGGGTATTTAAAATTGACGGCTAGAGCGTATCTTTTAAGAGCCGGGCGTAAAGATGACGAGTTACAGGATATAAAAAATGTATGAAATATCTTGAATGGCTAGAGGAAGAATTGAAATGAGTTATACATATTTTGACGCTAAAGCAGACGGGTTCAAGTACGTTACGCGTGATTTAGTCGGTGGTGAATGTGTGCATAAAACCAAACCTAAACGCAAAAATAAGTATTGGTTTAGTTACGGGTGGAAATACATTCAAGACGGGAATATGTGCCCGGATAAAACAACGATTATGGGTATTAATGCTGCTATTCGTCGTTATAAATTAGCGGTAAAACGCAGAACGATAAAAGTAGAACCGGATAGTAAAATTAAACGCTGTGAATGGTGCGAAGAAGTGTTTGAGCCTAAACGAGGAAATCAAAAGTATTGTTGTGAATTGTGCCAGAAGAAGGCTAGTAAATGGCGTGAATGGGAAAGGATAAAGAACTCATGACTGATGAAGAATTAAGAAAAGAGATTTTACAGCGTGTATATAACAAAAAAGCACGCTATGTGGTTAGAGATATAACCGGTGAAATTTATGCATATGGCGAAAAGCCGAAATTTGACAATGGCGGTTATTGGTGGGGTGAAGGTGATATAGTGATAGAACTGACCTATTTTGATGATTTGTTTCCGGATTTGCATATGTCCATTGAAACCTTATTAGACATTGGTAAGGAGCTGGAGATTGTAAACTGGGAACAAGTCAAAAGAGATACACAAGTTATAGTAAGCAATGACCTAAGCACATGGCATAATCGATATTTTTTCAAATATATGCCGGATGAAGAATTTAAATATTGGACATATGCCAAAGGCCAAACAGGTTGGAGCTCTGAAGATCTTCCAGAATTTTGGGAGTATTGTAAATTAGCTTAAAAAGTGGAGGTAAAACAATGAGAGAGTACTTAGTAGATTTATGTAATTACATTGACTGTCTGTTTACCCTTGTATTTTTAATTTGCTTTATTCGATGGCCATTTGGGCATGAAGTAGAAAATGAAATTTTATATATTTCTCTTGCCGGCGTGCTATTGTGGCCGAATAAGAAATATTGGGCTAAATGGCTAATTAAGGACGAAAAGGAACAAGGCGAATGATTAAAGATATGTTGTTTTATATAGTTATTATGACTACACTAGCAATTCTTATTGTTTCACATTTTATACAAGAGAGGTAAATTATGGATTATTTAGTAATTATTCAAGGGCTTTTAATTTTACTTAAATTATCCGGTGTATTAATACTTAGTTGGCCTTGTGTGTTAACGCCTATGTGGATGATTCTGTTTATAACATGTGTATTACTTATCAATGATAGGTGGTTTGGGCTTTAGGTGGTGTGATGATATGGAAACAATGACGATAGAAGAATTTTTATTACCACGGTTAGGGATTAAACCAATAAATATACATGCACATACTGCTGACGGTGAAGTGTTTGAATTAAAGAATGCGACACCATCAATAGAAACAATGGCCGTGGAAAATAAAAGTGGTGTAAATTTAACATTTACCGGAATAGGAACAATCAAATTAAAACCGTACGAATTGACACCGTTTGATAGGTATTATAAATTTAGACGGCGGCAAGTATTGAAGATATGCAAGCGAACGCCGATAAAAGAATTGGTGAGGATTGAGCATCGATTACACGATGAAAGGTCATTAGGAAATTATGACTACTGGGAAACGGTATTCATGTGTTTAGGTGGTAAAGGTGTGGATGTGGAAGATTATGAGTAGAGCTTATCGCGATCCAACCGCTGACGCAGCCATCGCACATATTAGTCGCGATGAAACGCGTTTAAAACTGGTGATGGAAATCATAAAACTAGTGGTGAAGCTGGGCGGGTTCCGACTAATTAAACGCGTGGAAGTGGAAGATATTACACGCCGTAAGTATTATTAGTGTCTGTTTACCGCCTACTTACTCAATTTTAAAGTAGGCGGTAAGTAGGCGGTCACGAAGCCTTATAAACACTAGCTTTATAGCTATTTTGTCTGTTTGTCTGTTTACTATTTTAACTTCTTATTATATGTACAAGTACCTGTTACAGGTAGTTAGCTATATATAATAAAATATATAAATAGTATATACATTAAGTAGGCGGTTAGGGGGGGGGTAAAACCCTTATAGTATAAGGGTTTATGACCGCCTACTTAGTGTCTGTTTAGTGCCTACTTAGTGTCTGTTTACTATTGAGGAGCCGGGATATTAATGAAAAAATATTGCAATTATCAGAATGAAAACGCTAAACGATACTTAAATCATGTGCGTACGTTGAAGAAAATTGCAAACGAACAAGAGCTAACTTTAAAAGAATTTATGTTGAACCCGCAAAAATTAACGGCGGTAATAAGTGATATGCCAAAAGGTGGCGGTCAAAGTGATTTGTCTGATGTGTTAGTACGGTATGAGGAACTAAAAGAAACAATTATACCCGAACTGAATGAAACATTAAAAAAATACCATGCGATTGTTGGACAGATACTACACATGGAGAATAAAAGTTTTTCACATATTTTATATGCGTATTATGTAAATGGTAAATCATGGAAAGCTATTTCAGATGATGTTGATTATTCATGGCGTCATTTAATGCGTATTAAAGAATTAGCCTTAGAGGAATTCGAGCGGGAATATAAAGACGAAATACTTTTATCAATTAGAACACAATAGAAACACTTTTTATGTCATATAATGTCACTTGACGCATAAGATGTCATATAATGTCATACTGCATTTTTGATATAATATAGGTGTGAAAAATCGATAGAGGACGAGCTAATTAATTATTAGCCCGTCTTTTTTTATTTTAGGGGGTATTTTATGGAGATTGAAAATATAAGGCTTAGTGAGTTAACGCCGTATAAAAACAATCCCCGGAAGAACGAGAAAGCCGTTGAAGGGGTTGCCAACTCAATAAAAGAGTTTGGTTTTAAAGTGCCAATTGTAATTGATAAAGATAACGTTATTGTTACCGGTCATACACGATTTTTAGCGGCTCAAGCGTTAGGTTATGAAATAGTACCTTGTTTACGAGCGGATGATTTAACCGACGACCAAATAAAGGCGTTCCGCTTAGCGGATAATAAAGTCGCTGAAATTAGTAAATGGGATATGAAAAAGTTAGGCGTTGAGTTAAACAATATAAAAATTGATATGCGCCCGTTTCATTTTGATGTGAAAATCGATAAGCCGAAAACTAACGAACGCGAACGGACTTTTGACGCTTATAATTTATTAGAATTTGATCCGGACAATTCAGACGGTTTTTATCAGATGCCAATAATCCGCCGTACTGATTATGTTGTTGATACGTTAATAGGTTTTAACTATGTACTCAATACCCTACCGCGTAAGGGCGTTGGAGTACATTTTTATATTGATGACTATCAGTTTGAACGCGTATGGAACAGCCCTCAAGAATACATTCCAAAACTTTTAAAATATGACTGCTGTTTAACGCCAGATTTTAGTTTGTATTTAGATATGCCTATGGCCATGAAGGTTTGGAATGTGTATCGGTCAAGGCTCATCGGTCAAATGGTACAGAATGCAGGCGGTATTGTTATACCGACGTTGTCATGGGCTGAACCGGATACGTTCAAGTTTTGTTTTGACGGGTTAGAACCGGGCGGAACGTACAGCGTATCAACAATCGGTGTAAAGCGAAGTAAAGAAGCGACTAAAATTTGGATTGACGGAATGAACGAGGCTATGGAGCGATTACAGCCACAAACAATTATATGTTATGGCGGTGAAGTTGATTATTCGTTTACCTGTGATGTAATCATGGTAAACAATGAAGTTACAACGAGAATGAAAAGGGGTTGATACATTGAATATTAAACAATTTCGATATAGAATGATAGACTTTAAATTCGCCGTTTTAAATCAAGATGTTATCTTATTTAAACTCAAAAAAGGCCGCTGGGAAGTGTATGACAGTGAAATCAGTACCGAATATAACACACTCGATGAAGTAGCCGAACATATTTGTATTAGCGGTGAATCGGTAAAAGAATTAATTGAAAAGTTAGAAACAATTAAACTTGCTCTTGAAGGCGGTCGCGGTGCTGGTGGCGATAATCAAAAGTTTGAATGGCGAAGTGCTGGAGGTGGTGGCGGTGGTGAAAATAAATCAGATTATGCCGCGCGAATGAATAACGCCATTAAAGTAAAAACGCCCGAAGAAGCTATCGCCGCGTTTAGGCGTGCACATGATAACAGTGATATAGAACACGCTATCACTGTTACAAATCAAGGTTTTGTTAATAGTTATGTTCACGGGGCTGCAAGTTCAGTTATGCCGGGGAGAATATTAAAGGGTGACTTAGTAGTTCATAATCATCCGAATAAGAGTTCTTTTTCGCCTGCCGATATGCTTTCAACGGCGGCATCGGTAAACGAGCACGGTATCGTTGCTACATATGGAAGTGGTTATCGCATTTTTACAAAAGGCAACCACTTTGACGCGGTAGGTTTTACAAAAGCCGTAAATAGAGCAACTAAACGCGGAATTAAAGGTAAAGATATTAACGATGCCGTTGATAGATTCTTGAAACGCAATCAAAAGAAATACGGGTATGTGTTTAAAAATGTAAAGGACTGATTAGATGGCTAATGAGCAAAATCTAATCCCCTTAAATAAACGATCACCGGAAGAACGAAAAGCAATCGCCCGAATGGGCGGAAAGGCAAGCGCACAAAAGAAAAAGCAACTTAAAGAATGGCGCGACTTAGCACAGGAACTTTTAGCGTTACCAATTAGCAATGAAAAATTAAAGCGTAAATTTAAGTCGCTTACCGAAGCCGCTAATAGCAACGTGGATGGTCAAACCGGTATTATATTGGCTCAATATTCCGCGGCCATGAGTGGTAATACGCGAGCTGCTGAATGGTTAGCTGAAATATCAAAGGAACAAGAGCAAGTATACGAGGATGTATTGACCGCTCCGGACTTAACGCCATTTATTATTGAAGGGTTTGATAGTTTACATGCAGCTATTAAACGCCATAAATATACGCATTATTGGCAAAAAGGGGGACGTGGTAGTACTAAATCATCGTTCATATCGCTTGAAATACCGTTGTTATTAATTAATAACCCGAATACTCACGCCGTGGTTATGCGTAAAGTGGCGAATACACTGAAAAAGTCAGTATATCAACAAATAGAATGGGCGATTAATGAATTGGGCTTGATGAATGAATTCACGTTTAAAACGTCGCCGCTTGAAATCACGTTAAAGCGTACCGGACAGACCATATCATTCATGGGTGTTGACGATAAGACGAAAATTAAATCGTTCAAGCCCGCGTTTGGTTATGTTGGTGTTGTATGGTATGAAGAACTTGACCAATTCGCCGGTATGGAAGAAATACGTAATATCAATCAATCATTATTGCGTGGTGGTGATAAGTATTGGTGTTTTTACTCTTTCAATCCGCCGAAAAGCCGTGATAACTGGGTTAACATTGAACAGTTACAAGACGAACCGGATAGACTGGTTACACACACAAACTATACACAGGTGCCGCCTGAATGGTTAGGTGAACAATTTATACTTGAAGCTGAAAAGCTGAAAGAATTACGACCGGACTTATACGCTCATGAGTATTTAGGCGAAGTTACCGGGACAGGTGGTGCCGTATTCGATAACGTGGAAGAACGCGAAATTACTGATGATGAAATTGCTAATTTTGATAATTTACATCATGGTATTGACTTTGGTTTTGCACGTGATCCATTCGCTTATACAAAATGCCACTTTGACGAAAAACATGATATTATTTACATCTTTGATGAACATTATGAAGTACGCCTAAAAAATAAGCGTGCCTATGAAAAAGTCAAAGACAAAATAAAAAATGACGTTGTGTACGCGGATAGCGCTGAACCGAAATCTATTGATGAATTAGAAGAATTAGGTTTGAACATCCGAGGTGTGCGTAAAGGTGGCGATAGTCGTGATTATGGTATGAAATGGTTATCGGATAGGTACAAAATTATTATCGATAAAAAGCGTTGTCCGAATGCGTATCGTGAATTTGTAACATACGAATACGAGCAAGACAAAGACGGTAATTTCATTAGTGCGCATCCAAAACATAATGACCATACAATTGATAGTGTGCGTTATGCGTTCCGGGAAACAATGTTAGTCGGTGGACGTTTTGAGTTTTAAGGGGTAACAATGGAACTAAACGAATTATGGAAACAGATTATAGCCGGTAATGCTGGAATGTCTGAACGCGAATTTATACAACATCAAATTAATACGTTTAAAAATAGCGACAGATACAAGGATATTAAAACCGGCCGTGAATACTATGAAGGTATTCAAGATATACGCTTTAAAAAGCGTGTAGTCATTGATGAAAACGGAAAAGAGCAAGTTATAAAAGGTGCTCCAAACAATAAAATTGTAAATAATAAGTTTGATGATTTAGTCGACCAAAAAGTGAACTTCTTAATGGCTAAACCTATCGAGGTAAAAGGCGTTGAAGGGCTTGAAGATATTTTAGGGACTAAATGGCAACGAAAAATAAAATATGTGGCCGTGGATAGCCTTATTGGTGGATGTGGTTATTTACATCCGTATATAACTGATTCAGGTGAACTCGATTTTAAACGTTTACGCCCGGAACAGGTAATACCATTTTGGGCGGATGATGAACATGAAGAACTGGACGCATTCATATATATGTACGAAGTTGAAGTTTACGATACTATTTTCAAAAAATCCACCATTACAAAAGTTGAATTTTATACTCCAAACGGTGTTAGTTACTGGATATGGAAAGGCTTTAACCTTACGCCAGACGATAAACCGAAAGCGTCATACTTGCAGATTGACGGCAAACCGTATAATTGGCAACAGGTACCACTAATAGCGTTTAAAGCTAATGTTATTGAACAACCATTAATTGAGCGTGTGAAGTCATTACAGGATGCTTTGAACTCATTAATATCTAATTTTCAAGACTGCATGGAAGAAGATATTAGAAGTACAATCCTTGTTATTAAAAATTATGACGGTGAAAACCTCGGTAATTTTAAAAAGAACCTTGCCGCCTATGGCGTTATTAAAGTACGAGATCGTGACGGCTCCGGCGGTGGCGTTGATAAGTTAACGATTGAAGTCAATGCCGCTAATTATGACTTACTCATTAAGCTGTTAAAAGACGCAATCATTGAAAACGGCCGCGGCTTTGATGCAAAAGACGAACGCATGGGAAATCAACCGAATCAGATGAACATACATAGTATGTACTCTGATATTGAGTTGGATGCTAATGATATGGAACTCGAATTTCAAGCGTCATTCCAAAAAATGATGGAATTTGTTAGTGCCTATTTAGGCGTTAAGGGCAAAACCTTACAACAAGCGGTTGAATTTATCTTTAACCGTGATTTACCAATTAACGAAGCCGATTCTATTAATAATTGCCGTAATAGTGTTGGTATCTTATCTACTGAAACAATCGTAGCTAATCATCCATGGACAAAAAACACCGATGAAGAAGTAGCACGTTTAAAGGCTGAACAACAGGAACAGCTTGATTATGTAATGGGAATGGGTGGCAATGGTGAACAGCAACAATAAGTACTGGCAACGTCGATTTGAAAAGCGTAAAACGGAAGGAATGGCCGAAGCGGAAGCCTTTAATAGGGCAATGGCTAAGCGATATCAATGGATAATCAAAGAAGTTGAAAAAGACGTTGAGTATTGGTATCGACGATACGCCAGAGAAAATCATATGTCATTAGCTGATACAAAAAAGCAGCTTCGAGCCGGCGAACTGAAAGCGTTTAAATTGACGCTTGAGGAATATACCAAACTGGCGAAACAAGAAAAACTATCCCCGGAAGTATTGGACATGCTCAATAAAGCGTCTATTCGCGTCAGATTGACGCGTCAAGAAGAAATCTATATAACCTTATCAGTTAGAGTTGAACAGGCCTTACAGGCTCTTAAACAAGATTTTAGACCTATGTTAAAAGGTGTATATGAGGATAGCTATTATAAGTCGATGCATGAAGTGCAATCAGTGACGGGCTACACCAATGTTACACGATTGGCTGATGAAAACATCGATACGGTATTAAAAAATCCATGGGCGAGTGATGGAAAAATATTTTCTGACCGCATTTGGGACAATCAAAACCGATTAATTAATACATTGCGTCACGAATTGGCACAATCATTGATATTACAGGAAGGCGGAGCACCATTAGTCGGACGCATGCAAAAGCGATTTAATGTATCGTTTAATGATGCACGGCGATTAGTGGAAACGGAAACAGCTTTCATTCAAGAAAAGTCATTCATTGATAGTATGAAGACGTTACACGTTGAAAAATATCAAATTATAGCGACGCTGGATAATCGAACGACACCAATTTGTAGAAAGTTGGATTTGGAAATATTCGACTTGAAAGACGCTAAGCCGGGTATATCAACACCGCCATTCCATGTATATTGTCGTTCGACAACGGTACCATATATCGAAGGTATTAGCGACGATGAAGACGATACAAGAGCGGCGCGGCTAGGGGGTGACGGTAAAACGCATGACGTAAATAGTAAATTATCCTATGAGCAATGGAGAAGGGAGTATGTGAAAGATGGGAGGTAGGGGGGGCAAGTTCCGGAAAGAGAAACTTTATACCACTAACTGAAAGTGAACGTTCGATGTATAGTAAATATTTTGGTGAAAATCAATTCAAAAATCAAGGCGATGGATACATAACGTTTAATTCAGTTCAAAATAATGGCGATACGGCATATATTGTTACTAATCGATTGTTAAATTCTATTAATGGTAATTTGGTTTTAATGGTTGATAATAATAAAGCAATTTATTTAAAAGATTACAATATAAAAAGTGCGGCTTATAGTGGCGGTGGCAAACCATATTATAGTGCCTATGTGGTTAAAGTAAATCGAAATGATTTTAATAAAGTATATACATTTAGAAGTGATTTTTCAAAATCTCCAAAGTTGAAAAGAGAATTAACTTTTAATGATTTAGTGGAAAAAGCTAAACGATTTGAAAATCGAAAAATAGGTTTAAATCTAAAACCATTAAGCAATGGTGATTTTAAACGTATTGGTAGATAGTGAGCCGAAAGGCTCTTTTTTATTGCCATTTTGGTATTGTTGGGCGAAAACTAACAAGATTACCGGTGTTAGGTGTTGCTAACGAAAAACAAGCGAAGGAGAAAATACAATGACTAATGAAGAATTGAAGAATTTAGGCTTAACCGATGAACAAGTTGAAAAAGTGATTGAAGACTACGGTAAAAATTACGTGACGAAGTCACAATTCAATGAAAAAAACGAGGAAGCCAAACAATTAAAAAGTGAGGTGACTACACTCAAGAGCGATTTTGAAAAGTTGACCGCAACAAACGAAAAGAATGAAGAATTGGTAAAACAAATTGAAAGTATGCAAAAAGAATCAAACAAGCGTGAAAAAGAATACGAAAAAACATTGCATACGCAACGTGTAAATAGTGCGTTGGATTTGGCATTGGTAACGGCTAAGGCTAAAAATACGAAAGCCGTAAAAGCGTTATTGGATTTGGATAAAGCTGAATTGAATGAAGACGGAACTATCAAAGGATTAGATGAGCAATTAAAAGCGGTTGCGGAATCTGACCCTTATTTATTTGAAAAGGCATCCACTACCGTGAAAGGCATTAAGCCGGGCGACGTTCAGAAAGACGTTAATTCGGGCGGCTTAACACGTGAAGAATTCAACAAAATGACCTATCAAGAACGTATCAATTTATACAACGAAAACAAAGAACAGTATGAACAGTTAAGTAAAGGAGAATAACTCATGAACGAAAAATTCAAATTTGATTTACAGACTTTCGCGGTAGCATCTGACACAACAGGCATGGCCGCAATGATTAACCCCGAAGTAATGGCGGACATGATTAGTGCTGCGTTGCCTAAGATGATTAAGTTTACGCAGTTTGCACAAATTAATACCACGTTGGAAGGTCAGCCGGGCGACACTATTACCGTACCAAAATATAAATATATCGGTGATGCTAAGGACTTTGAAGAAGGCGAAGCCATTCATATTGCTAAGCTTGAAACGACTACATCCAAAGTTAAAATCAAAAAAGCCGGCTTGGGTGTAAAACTCACCGATGAAGCGATTTTATCCGGTTATGGTGATCCAGTCGGTGAAGCAGTAAGTCAGCTTGGTATGTCCATTGCTTCTAAAGTTGATGAAGACATTGTAACAGCACTCAACACTACTACTTTAGTACTCGACAAGTCCACCGAAGCCATTTCTTATGGAGGTATTGTGGACGCCGTTGACCGCTTCGAAGAAGAAAGCGACGCGACAAAAGTATTATTCATTCATCCTAAACAGTTAACTCAAATTCGTAAAAACCCTGACTTTTTAGACAAAAATAAATACGGCGGTAACATGATGGTTACTGGTGCTATTGGTTCTATTTGTGGCTGTGAAATCGTTGTATCTCGTCGTGTGCCGGAAGAAAGCAATGTATTTAGCAACTTCTTGGTACAGTTAACGCCAGCTCCGGAAGACGGACAGCCATCCCGCCCGGCTATTTCTTTATATTTGAAACGTCGTGCGATTGTTGAAACTGACCGTGATATTATCACTGAAACTAACGTAATTACCACTAATATGCATTATGTGGCTCATTTATCCAATGAAGCCCGCGTTATTAAATTGAAATTTAAAGGAGCGACTGCATAATGGGCATGTTTTTACATCATCATATCATGGAACAGAAACGCCGTGACGCGGAAGAAGCGGTTAAAGTAGAAACTCCAATTGAAGAAAAAGTAGCAGCTCCAACCGAAGAAAAACCTAAACGCCGTACACGCGTTAAGAAAGAAAACGAGGAATAGTTATGACTGAAGACGTTATCAATTTAATAAAAAAAGTAGCGACTATTGATTATGTTGATACATCATTAGTCGCTTTTTTGTTAAAAACCGAAGAACAGCATATTTTAAACTTTTGTAACCTCACCGAATTACCCGAAGAATTAAGTAATGACTTAATTGAAATCGTGGCCGGTCGATATTTACAAATTAAAAAAGATACCGTTTTGGGCGATACATCGGACGTGGTAACGTCAGTCAAAGAAGGGGACGTTACAGTGCAGTTCAGCGCTGAATCCCCTTCTACTCGTTTACAATTTATTATTGATTATTTAACGAGGGAGCGTGATTTATTATCATTCCGAAAATTGAGATGGTAAGACGTGCCGCAGAACGGCTATACGATGATACGGCAACTATTACCACATTTGAAAATGGTGAAATATCGGCTACTGGTAAGGTCACGCAAACTAAAACCGTACACGAAGCCGTTCCGTGTAGGCTTTCCTATAAGAATTTACCTATAGCCGGGGGTGAGGGTGTAAATGAAGCTCAACAAACAATTACTTTGTTTATCAATCCGGACATCGAAATTAAGTCCGGAAGTGAGATTGTTATTGTCCGTAATGGTAAACCGCTTCATTTCACCGCGTCCGGGTTAGCCGGTATCTATCAATCACATCAGGAAATATCACTCAAATATAAGGCGGTGCATGATGGTTAATGTCAAATTTGATATGAGCGAATTGAAGGCGTTTAATAAACAGATTAAAAAAGGACTAACCATAGTCGCTGATGTCGCTGAAGAAACACTCAATACTATGGCCGCCGAATATTTGAGAGTTGCCAAAATGAATACGCCTGTTGGTGGCGGTAAAGAATTTAGCGTTACCGAAAAAGGCTTTGACGCTATTAATGCATTCGAGGTTAAAAAAGGTAAATCTTATAATTTCGCTAAACGCAATAATCACGGCGGACGTACTAAGCAATTAAAACGTATCATTAAACGCAGAACCGGGAAAATTGATTATAAAGTATTAACGCCGTCCGAGCATATGCGTCGAAGTTGGCAAGCTGGTGATGTTACCGTTAAAGGTAATACATATTCAATACCGGTAGTAAATACAGCATCATACGCCAGTTTTGTTAATGACGGGCATAGACAAACGCCCGGACGATTTGTGCCGGCGATTGGTAAACGACTTGTTAATAACTGGGTAGACGGTTTATTTATGGCTGAAAAGGCTGAAAATTCAGTTAAGAGAAAGTCAAACCGTATTGTGAATAGGGTTGTTCAAAAAGAGTTGGAGAAGGTGTTTAAATGAGCATTTATAACGGTGTTACTGACGGTATTAGTAGTGCGTTGTATAGTGCTACTAAGACACCTACATATACCGACTATGCACGACAAAATATTATATTCCCCTGTTTTAGGGTATTTACTATCGAACCGGAACAGGACAATCATTTAATAAATCGTTACAAGCGTTCTTATAACTTTGATATTCAGTATTACGCCAATAAAAACGGCGATATTACCGACTATGAAGCATTGAACGCACTCGCGGACGATTTATTTTTTATTTTAGAAATTATCACGATTGGAAACGGTGTGAAAGTACGCGGTCAAGATATGAGCCATCGTATTACCGATGGCGTTTTACATTTTTTTTGTAACGTACGAGTTTTTCGTCGACCGAATTCCGAAAGACGTGAAAATGGAAACATTAGACCAAGATTGGAGACTAAAACATGGTAACAACGAAGGAGGAACCGTTAGCAACGACGGAACAGTTTGACGGTGTGACAATCGTTAAATCTGACGAATACGGCCGTTACGCTGATTTATTAGCGACGGTTTTAGAAAAAGACAAATTATATACGCATGACGAGGTACAAGCCATTATCAAAAATGAATTGGCACGTCCTGTTGTTAAAAATATTAATGCATAAGGGGGTTAACACATGGGATTAGGTGGTGGCATTTGGGTTACACAGAATAAAGTATTACCGGGTGCATATATTAACTTTGTATCAAAAGATCGCCCGAACGGTGAAGTGACCGACCGTGGCGTGGCAACATTGCCGTTAGAGCTTGACTGGGGCGTTACTGGTGAAGTATTCCGCGTTGGTCAAGACGAATTTCAGACTGACAGCCAAACTATTTTTGGTTATGATTACGGGCATGACAAATTATTACCGCTCCGCGAAATTTTCAAAAAGGCTAAAACAGTATATTGTTATCGCTTAAATAGCGACGGTGTAAAAGCTAAAAACGATTTAGCCACGGCAAAATACGCGGGCGTTCGCGGTAATGATATTAGTATTGGTATTCAGACGGATCCAGACAATGAAGGTAAATATATTATTTACACTTACTTAACAACTGACGGTGTGACTAAAACAGTCGATAGTCAAAAGAATATCGCTAAAATGGCCGATGTGGAAGATAACGACTATGTAACGTTTACAAAGTCTGCTACATTGGCCGTTGCTGTTTCTAAGCCTTTGACTGGTGGTACTAACGGTAGTCAGGTTACTACCAAGGATTATCAAAGTTATTTGGAATACATTGAAAAGTACTATTTCAATACTATGGCGTACGCCAGTAGTGATGAAAAAATTCAGTCTTTATTGATTGCATTTAACGACCGTATCCGTAGCACGTCTAATTCTAAATTCCAACTTGTTATTTTTGGTAAAGAAGGCGTCAACTCCGAAGGCGTTATTTCCATCAATCCGTCTAACTATGTAACGGATAGTGGTGTAGAGCGTGGAGCGATGGTGTATTGGACTGCTGGTGACCAAGCCTCGTGTAACATTAATCAATCCTGTGAAGCTAATGAATACAACGGCGAATTGACTGTTAACACTAAAATTAAACAGTTTGATTTAGGCTTATCTATTACTAAAGGTTTATATACCTATCATGACGAAATTGACGCCGCTAGTGGTGATATGACACCTCATGTTCGTGTATTAGCTGACATCAATACCTTTACTGATTTTAGTAAACTCAAAAACAAAAACTTTAGCTATAACCAAGGCATCCGCGTTATGGACAATTTAGCTATTGATTTTAGTCGCGTGTTTGCTAAATATCATCGTGGCAAGTCTGACGTCGATGATGTTGGCCTTATTTCGTTATGGAATGACGGTGTAGACATTCTCCAACAATACAACGACTTACACGCTATTAAAAACTTCAATTCCGCTAACTTGCCGTTACCGGTAGAGGGTAAAGAAGAAAATAGTGTGTACTGGCCGATTGAAATTGATGTTGTTTACGCCATGTCTAAACTCTATATGGCCGTTGTAATTGCATAAGAAAGGGGTTAACTATGGCTGATTTTGATTATAGTGCTATGGGGACAATGGAAGCGTCTGACGTCACTTCTTCTAAACTGGGTATGGCGTACGTTATCGTGAATGGTAACCGCTATAAGTTGTTTCAGGCAAAACAAATTGATACTAAATACGACAAAGAAAAGAAAAAAGTCAATATTTTGGGTCGTGTGAGTGCCGGTAATAAGGCTGTTGGTGGTTCTGGTACTGGTAAAATGACAATTTATAAGAATACTGACTTATTTACTAAGATGATTTTGAAATACATGAATGACGGTGAAGATACGTATTTTGATCTCATGATTGTAAATTATGATCCAACATCTAAAGCCGGTAAACGTGTATTAATTGCTAAAAAATGCAATATCGACGGTGGTGATATGGCATCCTTAAACGTCGATAATGATTGGTTAGAAGAAGAAGTCAACTTTACTTATGAACGTATGGAATTACCAACTCCATTTACTGAATTAGAAGGTATGACTGAATAAGAAAGGACGTTAACTAATGGAAGAAAATATGACTTTATCCGCGTTTTTTAAAGAAAACGCGGAACCCGTTACAATCAAACGTTATGTGGCATCTAAACGCTTTACAAAAACTAATGAAAAAGGCGAAAAAGAACCTATTGAATGGGAATTAAAAGCCTTAACGAATGAAGAAATGGACGCATTGCGTGATAAATACAAAAAGAAAACACGCGATAAGAACACACAACAGGTTATCAATGACTTCAACATGGAAGGCTTTACTAAAGAATTGACTGTTAAATGCGTTGTGTTCCCGAACCTCAATGATGCATCCTTGCAAGATTCTTACGGTGTAGTCGGTGCTGACGACTTACTCAAAGCCATGTTAAGTCCGGGTGAATTAACTGATTTACAAATGGCGTGTCAAGCGGCTAATGACTATGAAAACGGCATGGGCGAAAAGATTAAACAAGTAAAAAACTGATACGGGCGAAAGATGCTGAAAGTACGACGGCATACGCAATGTTTGTAAAGCATCACATATTGCCGTCTGATTTTGTTAAACTTTCGCCGAAGGAAAAAGCGGCTGCTATCGCTTTTCTTAAAATTCAAATCGACGATGAAAAACGAGCAGCTGAAAGGGTGAAAGGGGGTTAGCTATTGGCCACTATTAAAAACTCAATTGAGCTGATTGATAATGCTAGTCAAGTCATGGCTAAAATAGCCAATGCAGGGACAAATTTAGAAAATAAATTCACTCGAATTGAACGTACAGCAACTAAAGCCGGGAACGCGGCAGAAGGTGCGAGCGGTAAATTTAGCATGCTTAAAAGCGTATTCGCCGGTGATTTAATGGCTAACGCTTTTACTGCGGCTCTTGATATGGCTAAAGGTGCCGTCATGGGCTTTTTTAATTTGGGCGACCAATACGCTGGTATTCAAGCCCGGTTACAACTCATCGGTGGTAGTTTAGAGAATGCTAATTATTTAAACAATCAGATTTATGAATCGGCACAACGGGCAAGAGGGGCGTATTTAGATACCGCTAACGCAGTTGGTCAATTAGCTATGAGTGCTAAAGACGCATTCCCGGATCCGCGTGAAGCGGTCACCTTCATGGAAGGTATCAATAAATTATATGCCATTGGCGGTACATCACAACAGAACCGTAAATTCGCTACACTGCAATTAACACAAGGTATGGCGTCTGGTGCGTTGATGGGTGACGAATTCCGCTCCATTGCGGAAAACGCTCCAATCATTGAAAACATGATTGCTAAAACTATGGGCGTTAGTCGTGGTGAACTCAAAGGCTTAGCGTCTGAAGGTAAAGTTACAGCTGATATTATTAAACGTGCCATTTTGGAAAACATGGACGAAATTAATAGTCAGTTTGAAGTCGCTCCTAAACAATGGGGTGACCATTTAACGGACTTACAAAGTTATGCAACACACGCACTTGGCCCAGTGCTTAAACAATTAAGCGAAGTGGCTAATAGTGACGGTGTTAAAAAATTAGTAGCCGGTATTAAAGAAGGTATCGACGGAGCCTTACCGGTAGTTAGTGCTTTCGTTAACGGTATTCAGTACGGTATTAATAAAATTTTACCGTTCCTTGAAGCTGTGCAGGGCGGTTTAAGTGTAATTTTTCAAGAAATAACGCCGTATATTGGCGTATTTATTGCGGCCGTTAGAACTGGGTTTGATATTACCGTAGGAATTATAACGGGTGCTTTTAACTTTATTCGCGAACATTCCGGAATAGTTAAATTAGCTCTTATTGGCGTTGCGGGTGCATTAGCCTTTATGGGTACTATGTCGCTTATATCCGCTGGGCGTGTGGCGATTGCCACCGTAGCTATGGTTGCAAAATCAGCCGCGGATTGGCTTGAAACGGCTGCTTTAATTGCGTTAACGCTTGCACAGGACGGTTTTAACGCCGCCTTGTATGCTTGTCCTATTACGTGGATTATTGGCCTTGTCATTGCCTTAATTGCGATTTTTTATGGTGCTATTGCAGTTATTAATTATTTTGCGGATACCTCGATTAGTGCTACTGGCATTATAGCCGGTACGTTTGCATGGCTTGGTGCGTTTATTTGGAATATTATTTTGTTCCTCTGGAACAGTTTTATCTCTTTTGCCGAATTTATAAGAAATGTGTTTAAAGATCCATTGGCGGCAACACATAATTTATTTGCGGATATTTGGAATGGCATTTTTGACATGGTGAAAGATATAATAAACGGCATCATAGAACTTTACAATAAAATTCCGGGTGTAACTAAAGTATCAGTTTTGGATGTTCAAACTGGTAAAATTGCACATAAAGAAGTTGCCGGTGGTTATGATTTTAGCAACCTTAAAATGAAACCATTAGACCCGAATAATGAAGCGGCTTACGCTTACGGTATTGGCGATAATTTATCTAAACTTGGTGATAACTTATTCAACGGTGGTAATATCCCTAAAACAATTATGGGTGGTTATGATCCAACTAAAAACGGTCAATCCTCCAACCGAACCGCTGCTGAAAATGCAAAAGCTAATAAAGATACCGCCAAAAATACAAAACGTATGGCGGACGCTATTGAAATGACCGATGATGAAATTAAAGAAATGCGTGATGTGGCCGTGAATAATGTAATTCAAAGCTGGCAAAATAAAAACGTGGTTATCAATGTTACTAATAACAATGATGTATCGAGCGACGTTGATATTGACGGCTTTAACAACGACTTGTTGCAGGGTTTACGTCAAGCGTTTACAGAAAACGGTGAAGGGGTGATGATTTAATGGCTTATTATATGTTTATGAGCGATATGCAGATACCAATTCCACCGGAAACGATTGATACAAAAATTCCTTCGAAGAATGAAACCATTGATTTATTAAGTGCCGGGGAAGTTAATATTTTAAAGTTTCCGGGCTTAATGGAAATGTCATTTGATTTTATGTTGCCGAATACAAACTACCCGTTTAGCGATAATTTATTAGGTTTTAGAAAGGCTAATTATTATGTGAGCCGTCTTGAAAAATTCAAAGTGACTAAACAGCCGTTCCAATTCATCATTGTACGAATGAAGCCGAACGGCTTCATGCTGGGAATGAGTAATGTTAAAGTAACATTGGAAGATTATGTTATCAAAGACGATGCAAAAGAAGGTTTTGACCAATACGCCAGCGTTCAGCTTAAAATGTGGAAGGACTTTGGAACTAAAAAACTGGAAGTAAAAACCGATAAAGACGGGAGTACAACCGGTTCAGTGGTGAGCGAGAGAGCAACCGACAAAGTACCGGAAACAACGGCAAAAGCTGGTGTAGGTCAAACACTTCAACACATGGTAAAATCACAATTCGGGAACACTGATAATTTATTCGCTATTGCCGCTGTGAATAAGATTGCCGTTCCCGCAATTCTCACAGCCGGACAGGTTTATAAAATGACTAAGGGGTGATATTTTGGACGAGGAAAAATATACTATAACCCAAAACAAAGCCCCTTTTAATATGACCTATCAGTTAATCATTACTAACGGCGATGATAATTATTTGGTGGATCCCGTTGATGGCGTACGGTTATCACGTTCTATGAGGGGGGGTACCGGCTAAACTCACATTTGGCGTATTAAATGACGCTATTTTGGACGTTAAAGAGGGCAATAGAGTACAGTTTAAGGTCAATAATGAGTTAGTTTTTTTCGGCTTTATTTTTGAAAAAGAACGCAATAAAAAAGGCGTTATCAAAGTATTGTGTTATGACCAATTACGGTACTTTAAAAATAAAGATTGTATGGTTTACGGTAGCAAAACAGCCGGTGAACTTATTAAAATGATATGTGATGATTACGGCTTTAACATGGGCGATATTGCCAATACGGTATACCGCACACCGGATACACCACAACGTATCGAAAAAGACAAACCGTTGATTGATATGATTAATTACATACTCGACCAAACACTCATTAATACGCCAAACCATGATATGTATCATTTATATGACGATGCCGGTAAAATCGTATTGGCAAGTAATGAACAGATGAAACTTGATTTATACATCGATGGTGAAACATTAGAAGATTTTCACCATACAACATCTATCGATAAGGATACATATAATATGGTCAAAGTCATTCGTGAAGTACCGGACGGACAACGTAAAAAGCTTGTTAAAACCGGTGTAGTTACGGACGAAGAACATATTAAAGAATGGGGACGGTTACAATATTTACTGTTACCGTCTGACAAACAAATAAACGCCGTTGAGCGTGCTAAACGAATATTGGAAATAAAGAACCGCAAAACGCGTGAAATTCAATTAAGAAATGTATTAGGGGATATACGGGTTAGGGGCGGTTCAATACTCTTTGTATCGTTGAATTTAGGTGATGTAACATTAAATAATTATGTCATGGTTCAATCGGTAGACCATGTATTTACACAGGGTTTACATTTAATGGATTTAGATTTATTTTACGTTGAAAAATCAGGTCAATATGAAGTAACGTATGACAACGATACTGAAACATATCAACAAATTCAAGCAGCTAAAAATACTACTACGAAAGGCGGGGGAAGTCCTACGGTTAATAATGGTCAAGTTGATACAGCATTTACCGCTAATGACGGGCGAGTTAGTCCGTATGGTGGTGTTGGTTGCGTGGATACAGTAACAGCCACGGGAGCGTATTATAGTGCTGATTTAAAAGCAGAATACGACGCCGGTACGGTTAATGTGGACGCATTATGTAATAACTTACAAGCTAAAGGTCATGTGGTAGAACCGTTCAATGGATACGCTAATAAGGGTGATATTCTTGTATATGGTAACCGTGACCATGTTGTTATTTCTGACGGTGTAGGTGGAGCATTCGGTAACTCCTCGTCTAGCGGTCATGCTATGCGTTACTCTGACGCTAACTATGCATGGGGTAACGGCGAACCGCCTACTGAAATTATAAGGATGTAAACCATGAATAACGATTATAACAAGCTCTATGAGCTGATTAAACAAATCGTGTTGAGTGTTATTGGCTCTTATACGCCGTCTGATGTTGAAATTGGTGAGGTCATTTCAGATAGTCCACTTGTCATTGAATTAGAATCTAAAATTCAAATTACAGGGGATAACATTGTATTAACTAAAAATACAACGGACTGGACTATGGAAATGACAGTAGACCATTTAACGGAAAATCGCTCCGGGGGCGGTGGCTATGCTGAATATGCTAGTCACAATCACGAGTACAAAGGGCGTAAAAAGTACCTTGTACATAACCGCTTGTTAATCGGTGATAAGGTTATTCTATTAAAAGAATCGGGCGGACAACGCTATGTAGCACTTGACCGATGGTACAACCCTGACAGGGGGTGTGATGATAGGTGAAAATGACGCCAGATGTTAGTGATAACGTCATTGCTGACATTGTTGAAATCAAACAACCGTCACTTACTTATAACCTAGAATATGACAAAGATAGTCAAATTCGGGGGTATTGTGACGATGAAAAAGCCTTAAAACAGGCGGTATATAAAATCATTAATACAGAACGCTATAGATATGTTATTTATAGCTGGAACTATGGAATTGAATTAGCTGATTTATTCGGTAAACCAATTCCTTTTATTTATGCTGAAACACAGCGACGTATTGAAGAAGCGTTAACCGCTGATGATAGAATCGCAAGTGTTACGGACTTCGAATTTTCCAATAATTACAGTGATGTTTTAGTCAAATTTATAGTAAATAGTGTGGCTGGATATAGTTTTCAAGTTGAAAAGGTGGTGAGTGGAATTGTATGAGAATATGACGTTTAATTTTATTTTGAAACGCTTGTTAAATCAAGTACCAGACACGTTTGATAAACGGGAAGGTTCTATTATTTATGATGCGTCCGCTCCATCCGCCTTTGAACTTGCAGAAGCCTATATCATGGCACAGGTTATTTTAAAGCAGATGTTTATTCACACGGCGGATCGTGAATTTTTAATTGAGCATGGCAAACCGTATTCAATTAATATTTACCCTGCTACACCGGCTATTGTTGAAGGTGAATTTAGTATGCCGATAACGATTGGTACTCGGTTCAATGCTGAAAATGTAAACTTTGAAGTCATTGAGTTAATCGATGATACAAAGCACACCTATAAACTTGAATGTGAAACGGCTGGTGAAGTTGGTAATTATGCCATTGGTGATATTATTCCAATTCAGCCAATTTCGACGCTCCAATATGCACGCATTACAAAGGTTATTACGCCGGGGGAAAATGAAGAAGATACTGAAATATTCCGTACTCGATTGGAAGAATCGTTACGGTCTAATTCTTACGGTGGTAATAGAGCCGATTATAAAGAACGTATGATGGCTATTCCGGGCGTTGGTGGTATTAAAACATATCGAGCGTGGAAAGGTGGCGGTACGGTTAAAGTAACCTTTGTTACAAGTCAATATAAAGCACCCGATGCAGAATTTGTTAAATCGGTTCAAACCTTAATGGATCCTGAAGTTAACCAAGGAGACGGTGAAGGCATTGCACCGATTGACCACGTCGTATATGTGTTTGGAGCGACGGAAAAAGAAATTAACGTAAAAGCTAATATTAGCGTTAGTGTCGGACATTCAAGCGACTATGTGGAAGCGATAAAAGCTGCAGTAGAAACGTATTTGAGCGAACGGCGGAAGGAATGGACTACACAGTCGGAAAAAGAAGGTATTACCGTTCGTGCAGCTTTTATTTTAGCGGCTATCTTAAATATCAAGAATGTAACTGACGTAACCGATATCACAATCAATGGCCATGATGACCGTATTACATTGGAACCGGATGAAGTACCAGTTATGGGGAGCGTGACAGTATGATTGATTTAAAACGTGATATTGACCTCAAAAATTACCTTCCACCGGTGACACGTGATAGTAAAGATGTGCAAGCCTTATTTGACAGTGAAAATATTGAATTCAACAAATTATGGGACGCGTTATGTCAGTTAATGGCTAACGCGTTTATTCAATATATGAACATTTACGGTGTGGAACGCTGGGAAGAAGCACTCAATATTATCAAGCTGGATAGTCAAAGTATTGAAGATAGAAAAGAAGAAATATTGAAAGTCTTACGCGGACAACGCCCGTATACGTTACGGGCGTTTCGTCGTATTTTGCGTAATGTTTTTGGTGAAGGCGTGTTAGATGTCAAATTGTTACCGAATAAATTTGAGTTATGGATAACAATCGAGCCAAATATCAATTATAGGGTTAACGACATTAGCGAGTTAACGGATCGTATTATTCCTCTTAATTTACTCTATTACATTGCAGAATTACGCCAAACAAGCGGCAACTTATATATTGCCGGGTATGGGCGTTTATCATCTGTATTTAAGGCTGACGGTGGCTCCGTTACCTTTGATAAATTCACGCATAATCGGCAACGCGGCGGTTATGTACGTATGGTTAGTATTAATAAGGTAGGTGGTTAATTTTGGCAGTATACCCTAATCTGTTAACAACAAACGCCGGCATGGACTTAATTTCACGTTCAAACGCTACTGGTAAAGGTATCAACTATACTCATGTAGCCCTCGGTGACGGGGAACTCGGCACAAATAACATTATGAACATGACGAATTTAATTTCGCCTAAAATGACTAAACTTGAAATTACAAGTAAAATCAATCACGGCAATGGTCATTACGAAATTGAAGCACAAGTTGACAATTCTAGTTTGAATACGGGCTTTTGGGCTAGGGAAATGGGCGTATTCGCAAAATGTGAGGGTGATAGCGATCGTGCTATTGTCCTTTTTGCTTATACTAACGGCGGTAACTATGTACCGTATGTCAACGATAAAACGCGTCCTGATATTCAATTATGTCAAGTTGATATGGTTGTTGGTAATGCGACTAATTTAGACGCTATTATTGATCCAAAAACCTATGTAACAAATGCACGCTTAACCAGTGTGTTAAACGCTCACAATACAGCAACTAACGCACACGATAACTTATTTACTCAATATCTTAAAAAGTCCGGCGGTACTATGACGGGCGATTTAAAAGTATTGAATAAGGTACTGACTGATAATAGTCTTTCAGCTGCTAGTACAAAGTTTGTGCAAGATTTACTTAGTAGTTTTATGAAAAAAGGGCAAGTTAATTTTAATAATTTTAAAAATAGTGTAGCAAATACTTTTGAAAGTGATTTTAGTAATCCGAATACGTGGTGGTGTAAGTTTCCGAATGAATTAATTATCCAAGGTATAAATGTATCTATTGGCTATGCGGAAATGGAAGTTAGATATCCTATTACATTAAATAAGTACTTAGGTTCATTAATTTTGAGCCATGATTATTTTGATGGAAAAAGTGCAAAAACGATTGAGCGATTAACAAAATTTTCTAGCGGAAGAATTCCTAATGAATTAACTCAAATAGGATTTAGAAAAGTTAATATTAAAGACTCAACACCGTATATTAATGGTGGAGCGAACATAATTATTTTTGGTTTTTAAATACCTATAGATATCCAATCAAAATTATGTGCCATTAATTGACCGGCTCCGCTATATGTATTTAACCTAAAACTTGATAAATTGGTTTTTACTGCAGTCAAAAATGTGTAATATCCTTGGCCGTCTGCTGTTCCGGTGGCTAAGACTTTATAATGTGAATTATATTTAATTGGCAAAGTTACGCTAGAATCCGCATTACCGCCATTACTTCCACCTTGGATAGCAATTTCATGTTAAATGTAGCACTTTTTACACTCAAAATTGAATAAACATAAGCATTTCTAAAGCACGATAAAGTCAGTAAACACGCTGTTTTATCGTGCTTTCTCATTGGATTGATAAACTTCGTATTTTCAACGTTAGGGGGGAATAATGAAATGTCAGCATTATAAAGTAAAAATAAGAGGGGATACGGCACGATTAAAAGTCGCCGTGAATCGCATTATTGATACGATTAGAGAATTAAGGCAAAATTTGAATGACATAGGGGTTGTTATTCAAGAAAATACAGGTATCACGGATAAGATAAAACCGGCTGAAAGTGTACAGGATTATAAATCGGCACAGAATTGGAGCAATTATGCTCCGGTTATATTCGCTATTTAAGTAGTTTTATAGCTTTTCTTAATTGGTTGAGTGTTTTGTGAGTATATACACCATCCGTTACATTATTGGCGGAATGACCGAGCAAACGCCGTTTTGCGTTATAGTTTGCATCGGCATCATCAAGCCATGTAGCGAATGTATGACGGCAGTCATGCGTACTGTGTTTACACTTGATATCCGCCATAACGCTATTGAAAAGGCGTGATAATTGAGCGTAACTCAATAAATCGCCTAATAAATATTTACCGTCAGATTTTAAGCGTTCCGCTATAAACGGCCATATTTTTTTATGGATAGGAATAATACGAATACCGCTTTTTGTTTTAGACTGTGTTATATCAAGATACTTTTGCTTGATTTTAATATCAGTCTTTTTTAAATGGCGTAATTCGGTTGATCTCATTCCAGTATATAGCAATATAAGCGGAATATCTTTGTTTGGATTATTGCAAGCCCAAAGGCGTTTGACTTGCAACGGCTTAAACATCGTATGAGGACGTACAGGCGTATTTTTGCCAATCTTTAAATAAGCCGCCAAGTTTTTGCTTACCCAATCATTGATAAGGGCAAAAACATACAGTTGATGTATTAATGAGCGTACTTTTTTAAGACTGGCATATGATAAACCTTGTACTGCCATGTTATCCAAAACCGCTTGAAGTTGATTGTACTTTATCTTATCGATGGGTACACCGGCTAATAATTCGATATGCTTTAAACTATTGGCGTAACTGTTAGCGGTAGATGTACTTACCCCTTTAACGTGTGACGGGTACCATGCTTTATATACGTTTAAGAGCGTTATTCCGGGCATCGGCACCGCTGAATTATTATATTTGGCCAATGCGTCCAATGCTTCGGCGTAGGTTGCATAATAACCGACTATGTGCAATATTTGACGGCCTTTAGCGTCAACTCCGATGGACTTTCTAACCATATACGGCCTTCTTCTATTACCGGCTTGTTTACAAATTTGACTATATCCGTTTGGCAATCTCATTTTTTACCCCCTTTGAAAGGACTGAACTTGAAATATGAAATACCTTGTTATTATAAATAAAAATTCGGGCGAACGCATTACTTCATTCGCTATGAACGTTCACGGCTCAACGTGGGAAGAATTACACAATGCAGCCAATAAAGACTACGCTGACGCATTACAAATTGAAGATGAAACCGGTGAAATTCATCATGGCTTCGGTGACGATAAAATTTACCTCAACGATAAATTTGTTGAACGTCCGGTAATTCCTCCGACAAAAGCGGAACTTCAAGAACAAGCCTTAAAAGCTCTTGACGTTAAATACACGCCGATTTTTGCGGACTATGAAGAACAAATTATGAAGGCTGAATTAGTTTATAAAGATACTGAATGGGCTGATGAATTGCGTGAAGCATTACAAGCTAAAAAAGATGAATATACCGCTGAACGTGAGGTGATTGTAAATGGAAATTAAAAGATGTATTATGTGCCATCGTCGGATGTTGAACGAAGTCCAGTGTAGTAATCCAAAATGCGTTTGTCATAAATTGCCGAAGGAACTTCAAGACGAATACGAACGTCAAAAAAGCGAAGGTGATGAACATGAAGGCGAGGTCACGAATGAATGAATTGTTTGATTTTTTAAGGGGGTACACACCGACGGAAACACAAGTATATACGGGAGCAGTAGGCGGTGTGTTTGGCCCGCTTATTGGTTACTTCTTAGGGTGGAGTAACGAATTACAATTCCTTTTATTGTTAATGCTGCTTGATTGCATTACCGGATTGTTAGCAGCAGCCATTAATCCAAACATGGGCTGGTCAAGTAGTAAAGGCGGTAAAGGAATCGCTAAAAAAGGCGTTATGATTTGTGTTATTGCGGCATTTCATAATGCTTCTATTATTTTCAGTATCCCCAATATTGAAATTGTTGTTATTTATGCTTACATTGCTAACGAATTGATTAGTCTTTTGGAAAATGCACGCACAGCCGGGGTGGATATCCCCGCTGGGCTTGATAAATTGTTGTTGAAGTCTATTGAAGAAAAGAAGCGAAAACCATGAAAAAAATAACTCTTGAACAATTAAAAGCCATGGCACAACATGATTACACGAAAATTTGGTCTAAAGCTAGAGGTCTGAATCGGGACGTAAAATTATACGTTCATTGGACGGCTGGACGATATATGAAATTATTCACTGATTATCACATTTTAATTACCGGGGACGGTAAAGTATTTGTTAGTACTAATGACTTATCGGAAACGTTAAATGCAACTTACATGCGTAATACTGGTAGTATCGCTATTGCGTTATGCTGTGCTTATAATGCAAAAGGTATTCATGATTTAGGGGATTATCCGCCTACACCGGCACAAATGAACGCCGTAGCACAGGTTATTTGTGTGTTGGCAGATGCTCTTGATTTAACCATCGACCGTGAGCGTGTTATGACACATGCTGAAGCGGCTAAAAATTTGGACGGTATGCATACGCATTCTGATTATGGGCCGGGTAGTGGAGACCCTGAAACAAAATGGGATTTGCTTGTTGTAAATGAAGGTGATGATGCTTGGAGTGGCGGTAACATTATTAGGGGGAATGCGAATTGGTGGCGTGGACAAAGATTGTTGAGGTGATTAGAAATCATGGTAAAACGATTATTGCTGTTATTGGCTTGCTTATTTGCGTTATTTGGGCGTGGAACGGTGTCAGCCGACTATTTAGTCACGGAACAACAGATAACGGCTCTAGAGTCGAAATTGAGCGTTCTAGCGACAGACAACAGCTTATTAATGAATCAGCAGATGAAATTGAACAGCGACTTGAAACAAGCACGAACGCAACTGAACGAATCGAACAGTCAAATAGTGATATTAAAGCAACAATTGACCGAATCGAAGAACGAAGTCGAGAAGGTGAAACGATACTCGAAAGAGACCAACGACTTATTGAAGAATGCAGAAACATCCTTGCAGATATTAGAAGACAAGGACAAGTCGAAAGATAAACGCATTAAGTGGTTACAAATTGCTCTAGCTGGTGTAGCTGTATTCGCATTCACTCGATAGAAAGGTAGCGTGATCCAACTATCTCGGCCCGTGCGCTCCGTTATGCGTGCATCCGGTGAGATTTAGAAAAGCCCTCTCAGGTACTTAGCACTTGTACCTGAGAGGGCTTTTTTTTATTTGTGTTAAAAATTTTATGAAAATGTGTGTATAAATTATTGACAAGGTGTGTATAGTACGATATAATAAAACCATAGAAAGGGGATACAATAAAAGCCCCAAGGTTACTTTAAGAGCGCACCGGTAAACGGAAGATGCCAGAAGGAGACAAAAAATGACAACTTACAGAATTAACGAACTCAACAACAGCAAAAGACAGAACGTAGCAACAATCGAAGCTAACAACGAAAAAGAATTAATCAACATCATGAACGAAAAAGGTTATTTTGACTGGATGCTTGAAGATGACGCTATGGATTTTACAATCGAAGATATCTTAAATTGTGAAAGCGTAGAAGAACTTAATAGTTTAGTCGACATTAGTTGGTTTGGTTACGAAATCGAAGAAATCTAGTTTAACCTACCGGGCGGCGGTGACGACGCCCGGTATTTTTAAAATAAAAAAGGGGCGGAACTATGGAAAAGAAATCAAAAAGAAGAAATATTTACATGGGGGCGCAACTGGCGGCACTTGCCGGCGATTTAGTGGGGGGGGGCAATTTTAGTCGCCGACTTAATGAGATAGTGGAGCGATACACACTAATATTAAATATGACGACCCTGCCGGACTTTAGCGACCGTGAAAAAGTGGCATTAGGTGAAGTATTACTCAATGCCGAATTAACACGTTCTAAAATTAAAGGGCTAAGCCTAGATATTGAGGATTTAGGCAACGAATTTTTAAATAATGAAGAACGTCATGCATTGGCGACCAAAATTGAGCCATTAACACCGGCGCAAATTATTAAAATATTGGAAAGCCTTGAAAATTGAGTTATAATATATGTGTTAGCTATTAGTTTGAGGTAGTGTCAAACTAGTTTGGTCTAATTAAATTACCGTGGCGGTAATTAGTGTTATATGTAATTTATAGCATTAATTACTTCCACGGTATTTTTTTATGCCCTAAAATTAAAAAAAAACACGCAGGGCGTATAAAAAGTTTAAAATAACACTTTACAATACACGCACAGCGTGTTATTATATAATCAAGGAAAGGGGATAAGCCCCAAAGGGTAAGTGTTAAACAAAGGAGAACCAACCATGAAAGAAATGCAATTTTACAAATTTGAAGAATCCGCAACTTACGCAGTATCCGACAGCGACAGAGCCATAGGCGTAGATTTTGAAGGTAGTTATAAAGAAATATTTGAAAAATACGCCCCGGACTTATATACGCTATCCGATGTTGTAGAAAAATTAGAAGAACAAGACTTATTCTTGTTCAGAAAAGAATTAGTAATTAGTAACCGCCGTTATGGTTATGTTGTAGTAAAAGGCGACATCATTGAAGACATCTTCAAGTATATTCAAGAAAAAATCGGGTACGACGGATACGATGATATTTATATCACCGAATACGACGTAGAAGGCACTATGGAATGGATTAACGACAATACTGATTTCAAAGCTGAATGGCACTATAACATGGAAATCTAAATAATGAAAGCCCTTAGCCGATAGGCTAGGGGCATAGTGTGTAAACAGGAGGGGAATAATGGAAAATTTTGATTTAATTTTAAAAGAAGAGAGAGAACTTACAGGGTTGACGCAAACGCAAGCCGCCAAATTATTGCTTGTTCCATATAGAACATGGCAAGATTGGGAGGCTGGCAAGCGTTTGCCGCCGGCTCATGTGCGAAAAGCGATATTATATAGCCTTAACGCTGTAAGAGAGGATTTAATGGCGGCGGAATTGTACGCACAAATTCAGAGCGGATTGCTAAATCCGGATTCTATGGTTGATGTAGAACGCGACGGATATGAGCGTATTATTGATTGGAGAAATTCAAATAATAAAATCTCCATATCATACCAAATGGAGGATGGTGGAGAAATTCAGAGCCTCGATACTCTTAGATTTGGCGAGCAAATGAAGGCAAAAGATGCACTTCAAGAAATGTATCTTCGAATGCCGTATTTATTAGAGGATGAAATCGCGGAACTTTATCCGGATGATTAG